CATCATGGCTCAAATACGCAACAAAATGAGTATGGGTGGTAGAACATCCATGATGGCAAATCTAGAAAACATTGAGTCTAAAGAGGGTCAGATTCTTAGGATTATTTACCCTCAAGACAAGGTAGATGATATTTTGAAGTTAGCACGGGTTGCTGCTCAATCTCAAAAAGCGTCTGGTACTGTTCTTGGTGGTTCACCAACTGCACAGACTTTGATGGAATCTAAAAACATTGGGATGAACATTTCACCGCAAGAAATTGGTGCTGTATTCTCTGGAGATGCTTTTACTACATTGCGAGTGGCATCAAAGATTGTTCAAAAGAATGCACCTAATCTGACTCCAGAACAAAAGCAACAGGTTGCTAAAGTCTTGGTGTCTGAAGACCCTGCATTAGTTTTAAATGCTTTGAAAGATCAAAGTGGTATGGCAATCCTACAGAAAAGATTGCAAACCCTTGGGAATACATTTGCAAGAACTTCAGGCGGTCTATTAACTGCACCAGCAACAACATCATTGCAGCAGTTCCTGACACCTAAACAATAGGAGACTGAAATTGATCCAATCACGTTATGCCTCATGGCGGCTGGTCTGGTTTCAAAAATTCAACAATCTGTTGATTTGTATAAATCAGTGCGGGAGCAGTTTGTCCAAATCAAGCAAACTGGTGAGCAAGTCGTTGAGGTATATAAGGAAGTTACTGGATTTTGGAGTAAATTCAGTAAACTCTTTGGTGCTAAACCAAAGCCTCAAGTTGCAAAGTCTGTGGCTAAGGCTAAGAAATCAGGTTATATCGATGTTAATGAGACTCAAGTCAAAATAGATATCGTAAATTCCCTCACAGAATTCTTTAAGATTCAGGAGCAGTTAGCGGCACATATTAGAGAGGAAGAAGAAAAAAGTCTGACAATCTACGATCCTGACCAGAACCACATGGAAGCGGCCTTAAAGAGAGTGATGGCAGCTCAAGAAATGGAAAGATTGGTTGTTCAAATTCGTGAATGCCTCGTATATTCTGCCCCTCCGGAGATGGGTGCTTTGTACAGTTCAGTTAACAGCATGAGAGAGAAAATTGAAGAGGAGCAAACTCAGGCAAGGTTAAAGCAAGAGGCAATAAAGAGGCAAGAACTATGGCAACGCAAGGAGGAAGAAAGAAACTTCCAGCTAAAAATGGCGTACCTAGTAGCGACTTCTATATTCCTCCTTTACCTCTGGATGTGGTTACTGTTCGTAAGTCAGTGGAGGAAGACATAGTGGCTTGGATAGCGTGTTGCGTATTGATTGCCTTGTTGTTGCCACTGATGGGATTTCTTTATCTTGACATCTTGGAGACTAAGAATGAGGCCAAGGCTCAGGTCGAGAAGGTCGAACGGTTAAGACAGAAAATTGAGCAAAAGGAAAGGGAAAAAGATAAATGAAATTATTCTTCTTAATAACGCTAGTCTTGTTGACAGGCTGTGAAGACCGTTTTAGGTACGCTTGCCAAGACCCTAAGAACTGGTCTAATCCTGACTGCAAACCCCCTATTTGTACTGCTACAGCCACTTGTCCAGAACAACTCGTTAAACCCGAACAGGAGAAAAAGTAATGCCAACAATCGTGATGAACAAAAATACTCGCATGACTTCTGACGAAATTGAAGTCAGAATTTGGGCAATCGTAATCTTTTCTTTGACCCTGATTCTTCTTGGATCAGTGGCAATGTTTCTGTATTCAGTCTCATTTGTAACTCAGCCAATGTCAGGCATGGCAGCAATTGACAAGATTTACACGCAGCAGATCAATACCATCATGGTGTTTATCACGGGTGTTCTTGGTGGTGTTGCTGGTCGTTCTGGTGTCAAAGCAATAGCTACTGCAACATCAAAGGCTGAAGTTGTTGACAATGATGAGCCGCCTAAGCCATGAGTCTGTTCAATCCTTGGGTGCTACTTGGCATTCTCATAGCAATTGGGTCATCCTTTGCTGGTGGTTTTGCCAAGGGTAAGCATGACGAGAATGTGCGCCAGCAAGTTGAAATTGCTGCCTTGAATTCCAAGGCACGGGAAACTGAGCAGAACATGGCAAAGGTTGCCAACACTTATGCAGATACTTTAAGGAAGTCCCAAAATGTTGCAAAGTCTAAAGAAACTAAGCTACGGGCTGATATTGCCACTGGCAATTTGCGCCTGTCAATCCCAACCCAAAGTAGCACCGTATGCCCCTCCACAACTGCCGCCTCTGCCTCTGGAAGTGACAGCGGAGAAGCACGAACCGAACTTAGTGGATCGACTGATGTCGCTACCGATCTTCTCCAGATCGCAGTTGACGGAGATGCCGCCATCCGAAAACTCAACACCTGTATCCAATCCTACGAAACCTTAAGGAACATGAAATGAATCTATCTGCCAACTTCACCCTGAAAGAACTGACAAAGTCAGACACCGCCACTCGCTTGGGTCTGGACAACACGCCTGATGAAGCAACCATTGAGAACCTCAAAGCATTGTGTGAGAACGTCCTACAGCCTGTTAGAGAGCATTTCGGCAAGTCTGTTACCGTGAACTCAGGTTATCGCTCTCCAGAGTCTAATGCGGCTGTTGGTGGCTCTAAAACATCAGACCATTGCAAGGGTCAAGCTGCTGACATTGAGATAGCTGGTATTGCTAATGCTGACCTTGCACAGTGGATCATGGATAACTGTGATTACACTCAACTGATTTTAGAGTTTTACACACAGGGTATACCCGATAGTGGATGGGTTCATGTATCGTATGACCCATCTAATCTCAAAATGCAAGAGTTGACTGCTGTCAAGGTTGCGGGGAAGACTCAGTACTTGAATGGACTACAGGCTTAATCTGAGTCTTGCAAAAGTGTTTATGGATCAGGTGTTCATGCGAGATCACCTGTCCACACTTTTGGCATAACCAAGCAACTCCCTCATCTACCTGAGTCTGGCGGTCACCTCTTAGACCCCGTTGCTTACCGTAAAACGTCCGTATTTTTACAATCAAGAATTTTTATCCTTGAGTTTGGCTTCAATGGCATCAAAAACATGAATGCTAATGAAAACCTCAAAATCATTTTCAATGTCATTGCGTTGTTGTTCTGTCAGCCCTACCCATGTGCGCTGTGGTGAGGCTTTGTAGAACTGTTGTCCTTTTCTAAATTGATCGTACACATGGACATAAGCAATGCTGTCGGAGTATGCAAAATCTAGAAAGTGACCACTAGGTTCTTGCTCTGGCTGTGCATAAGCATCCTTATACAACCCAAGGCGTTCGTTCTCGCTGTGCAGTGCTTGCAGTGCTTTTTCTTGTGCCAAGGCTTTTTCAACAACCGCAATGGCTTCTGCTGTTCCGCATGGCTCACCACCATGACACCACTTCAACGCTTCAAGTACAAGTTTTAATTCATCTTGTGTCATGCTTCACCTCTAGCTCTGATGGCTTTAGCTGCTGCCCATACGTTTTGATGCGCTGCCGATTCTTGTCTAGCGTTTGGGTACATCATCATGCGTTCACATTCTGCTGCACAGGCTTCACGTTCTTCAAGTATCGCTTCATGAATTTCAACCACTGTTTGGTCTTGCCATTTCTTTTGTTCTTTGGCGGCTACAAGGTTGGCGAAGCGTACTAACACTGCTCTATACATGGTGTCTGAAAAGTAAACCCCATCCACTTCAAGTCCAGCCTGTCTTGCCATCTCAATGATTTCATCTTGTGTCATTTTTTCATGTTCCTTACAAAAACTGCAAAACTGTCTGTTGTATCTGGCGGGAATGATGACTTGAACCTTGTCTGAATCTCTGTTGCTACTTCCTCAATCACAATATTACGATATGGGTTTAGCTCAACATCAACTAGTTTGAGTTCCTCAATTTGTCGTTTTCGATTCAATGATTCGGACATTATTCCCCCCAAGTTCTTGAATTCTTTTGCTAAGACGCATGATGCGTTGCTTGTTGTAGTCCACAATTGCTTGCGAATACTCAACTGAAGTCTCTGCTTGCAGTTTTGCAAGTTGTGCCTCAGTCAGTTCCTTTTCAACCATCTCCATAGGACTCCTTGGCCTGAGTAAATCCTTGACGTACTGAATCGTGAGTTGCCGCCAGTTCATGCCTTTTTCCTTTTATGGTGAACAACAAGTACCCGTTCAATCTTTTCCTTGGTCACGAATCGGTGTTCATTAGCGCACTCATAGCGGCGGTATGTTGAACCGTCTGGTCTGGCTCTGGTTTCCAGCGTCCTAACCCACTTCTCACAAACTGGACATTTCACTGGTCTTCTCCGCTTTTTAACAGATACATAACAGTGAGAGCGCAGACTGATACCCCCAATACGAATCCGAATAGAGTCAGTAGCAGTACCCAAAAGATTGTTTCCAACATGAGTTTTCTCCCTTGAATCAAAGTAAAAGAGTGCGCCAGCACAAAGCAAAGCCAAGATGACTTTGTTCAAGTGGCTCATTTGGCGGCTGCCGCAATCAACTCTAACTCAGCGTCTTTGAGTTGGCCTTTGAGGATGTCAACCTCTTGCTCAAGTCTCAAAATCTTATTCTCTAGCCTTTTGCGGCTCATAGTTTCTGCATGAATCCAACCCAATAAGGATGCCTCATCAGCTACCTTTTCAATCAGTTGAATGATGTCGTTACGGGTCATGAACCCGCCAGCAATGTCTTTTGTGGGTGCAATCTTGGTAACCAGTTCTTTTAATTCTTTATGCAGACTCATGCTGTCTCTCCTAGTTGTTGTGTATTCCATGCTGATTGCAAGGCGGTGAAGTTCATGGGTGAAATGGTGATGGTGGACAGGAACAAGCCCTTACCATGCGTTCTACGACCCCAATCGTCTGTTGCCTTGGTGTTCTTGAGTTCACCTCTTTTCACGGCGTTGTAGACGCTATGAGGCTTGAATTCAGCCTCTTCTAACTCTTCCATTGAACGAGGTTCTTGGCAGAAGTCTTGTAGTGGTGTCATTGTTCTCTTGCTTTCAACATTGCGTCTGCCATTTCATAAGAAAGTTGCGCCAAGTCTGAATACATGATGACTTCACCTCTTGCGGCACAACCTGACATAGCACCCTGCATAGCCTTTGCCGCAAAGTAATCCCGCAAGGTCATGCCGTTATATTGGCGCAATTCCTTGCCCCATTTAAAAGAAACTGGAAATGCTGGTGCATTGGTCATTTGTACATAGTTCATTTCACCAACTCCTTTGCAATCTCAATCAGGAAAGGGATAGACAGGATCAAGCCGATTACTGTGGCCTGAAAGGTTTGCTTAATTGTCATCATCATTCTCCTCGTCACAGAGTTCACAGGTTGGGTGGTCGGGGTCACGGCAGTCAGGGTGGTTGAGCAACTGGTTGTTGTAGCGTCTGAGGTACATGGCTTCAAGCCGTATCTCGTTTGCTTCTGATTCTTCAATTGGGTACATGGTTGTCCTTAAAGTTGGGGGTCTATGCCCCCTTGGGTTGGTTAAGCGGCTACTAACTCTTTAACAGCTTTGGGGCGTTGGATGACAGTCTGCTTGACTCCATTACGAACACCATGATCTTTGACAGTGGCGGTGATGGTAAAAGTGTCACCCTTGCTACGCACAGTACCCTCTGGAGTCCAGCCAATAACATCAGAGTTACCCTTATAGATAACAACATTCTTGTCGGCATCTTCCATGATGTAGATGTAGGTAGTGCCATAAGCACCATCCAGCACAACAACGTGACAAATGGTGAGGGTAAGGGCAATCTTTGCACCAACTTCACCCAAGTGGGTGCGTGAGGCATTCAAGGCAGCTTCTTTGTCAGCCCATTCAGCCTTACGAGCAATCTTGGCATCAATACCTTTAAGGATGGCGGCACACTGCTTTTCGCTGAGTTTTCCATACTTGTCATAGGCTTCAGCCATAGAGCCCATGAAACCATCTACATAGCCAGAGGTGCTACCGTAACCATTGTGAGTGCGACCTGCGTTTAATGCTTCATCAATTTCTGATGCACGTTCAGTCTTAGCGTACCAAGTCTTATTGGCATTGGCAATGATGTTGCGTTTGATAGCATTGTGATATGCCACTGGATTTTCGATAACTGGTGAAAAGTTGTTTGCCATGTTGTTTACTCCTTGTGTTGTTGATGTTGCCAATCATATAGAAGTTAATTAGGCAGTCAATCCCCCTGTAACTAATCCCCCACAATCAACTCAACTATTAAATCACAAAGGGCTTGACCAATGGATTAAAAGTCTCTAGACTCCTCCCCACTATGACAACACAAACTATGCAAACCATTGAAAACATTAAGGAAAAGGCTGAAGTGGCTGGCTACACCATCACCGATGTAGCTCGTCATGCTGGCTTTCACCCTGCTCAAGTCTCCCGATACGCCACAGGTAAAACCATACCACTTGTCACCACCATCAGGCGGCTAGATGAGTCGGTAGATTCCCTGATTCAGGCTCGTTTTAAGGCCATCAGAGGGCTGTTAAATGACTAGGCGCACCATTGGTATTGACTGCGGTCTAAACGGTGCTATTGCCCTTGTGGTCGATGGTGAACTTGTAAGGGTTGAGGATATGCCCACAGTTACCCTCACCCGCAACGGCAAGAACAAGCGTCAGGTGTCAGTGCCTGAACTCGTTGACATCATCAAGGACTTTGACCCTACAGAGGCATACGCTGAAAAAGTGTTTGCAATGGCAGGGCAAGGCGTTACCAGTGTATTTTCTCTAGGGCGCAGCCTTGGGGTGGTAGAGGGTTCACTTACAGCCCTACGCATCAAGACAACTCTTATGACCCCACAGACTTGGATTAAGGCTATGGGAGTTGTTGGTGGTAAGGATGGGTCACGGGCTAGGGCTATGGAGTTGTTCCCTGAACATCTTGCCCTGTTCAAGAGGGTCAAGGATGATGGTCGTAGTGATGCCAGTTTGATTGCACTTTGGGGGTTTCGCAATGGATGATAAAGAACGTCAAGCTATGCGTGAGCATATCGTCTGGCTTGCCTCTGAACTTGAAAAAGAACGTAAGCAAAACCTTGCAACTATAGGCTTCTTGAAACAACTCCTTGACCCCGAAGACTTGGGGCATTCAGCAACTCACGAAATCAGGCAACTTGCTTATCAACTTTTAATCAACCACCATCACGCTGAAAGGACATCATGGCAGTCAAACAACTAAACCTCAGAGCCTCTGCATCCCCTCGTTGGATTGCCTGTCCCGCCTCTGCCAGACTCTCAAGTTTGATGCCTTACGTTGAGGGTGGCGAGGCGGCGAAAATGGGTACTGCAATTCATGCCTTGGCAGAGCATTGCTTTAAACGTGACCTTGACCCGATGAAGTTTGAGGGCAAAGTCTATGAGGGAATCCTGATGACTGAGGAGAATTGCGAGTTTGCTCTTCAGCACCTTAAAGCTATTTGGGCTATTGAGGATGAGTTGGGTCAGGGTTGCGTTAGCGTTGAGAAGTTCCTACCTTATGCTGAACTCAAGTCATACAAATGCGGTGGGACTGCTGACGTTATAGGTATCGGCAATGAGAAACGCAAGATCATCATTGGAGATTTGAAGACAGGCCGCGGCTACGTTGATGCCAATTCAGATCAACTCAAGCTATACAGTTTGGCAGCTATGGAAGAATTTAACCTGTACCAAGACATTGACAAAGTTGAACTCTGGATCATCCAACCCCATCATGGTGATGTCAGAAAGCACAAAATGACAACTCAGGAACTCGTGGATTGGGAACACTACGTACTTCATCCAGCAATTGATAATGCCTTGAACCCTGCATTTCCGCCTGTACCCTCTGACTCTGCCTGTCAGTACTGTCCCGCTAAAACAATCTGTCCAGCACAAGCAAATATCGTTGAGACTGTAGCTACAGCACCAATCGTAGAGATGCTTACAGAGGAGCAAATCAGCGTCTTGCTGACCAAGTTTGACATGGTTGAGGACTACATCAAGGCAGTACGAGATCATGCCCTTAAACGCATGGAATCTGGTGCAGTGATTGATGGATGGCAGCTTGCACCTAAGAGAGCATTAAGGTCTTGGACTAAAGAATCTGAAGTAGTCCCTGCACTCCTTGGCCTTGGACTCAAGATAGAACAAGTCGTAAAGCAGGAAGTTATTACTCCAGCGGCGGCTGAGAAACTGTTACCGAAAGACCGTAAAGGCTTGATTGATACGTTAACTTCCCGCATATCTTCAGGATTGACCCTTGCCAGAGACAAAGGTTTGAGTCAATAATCCCAACCCCAATCCCCCAACCGTGGCATCAGCCACATTCTTAAAACTTTCAAAAGGAAACATTGTGAATTTAAACCTCAGTAACTCAGGCGGCGGCAACGGCAACTACATCCGCTTTTCTCCCCAAGCAAACGCATGGTCAAACCAAGATGGCGAGTTCATCTTAGAGAAGTTTGTCTTTGACATAGACAATGTGCAAACTGGTTGGATGCTCATCGCAACTGGACAGTTTGAGTTCATTGCTGATGACTCGCTAGGACGTAAAGGCGCGCAGCCTACACCTGAACATAAACGAGGATTCAAGGTCATCTTCTACAACAAGACTATGGGTGTCGCAGAATGGTCGGCAAATGGTGCTGGCTCAAACATGGGACTTGAAGCTCTGTACAAGCAAGTAGTTGCACAGAGACTCACCAACCCCGATAAGTTGCCCGTGGTGGAGTACAAATCTTCACGCCCCGAAAAGGTTGGCAAAGGTAGCACTCGTGTACCTGAATTCAACGTAACGGGTTGGGTAGCAAGACCCGCAGCATTGTCAGATGACAACTCAGGCGGCTTTGACCCTGAAATCTCAGCACCTGTACCTCTCAAACCAGCACCTACACCCGTTAAGGCCAAACCAGCACCTACACCCGTGGATGATGATGAGATGTTCAGCTAAACACTGAACTAACCAGCACCAGAGTTTTCGGGGGAGAACTCTGGTTTTTTTGTCCCCTGAATAAAGATACCAAATGTCAGCACAAGAAATAGCGTCCATCTTGGGTAACGCAAAGAAAGTAGGCAACGGTTACCTAGCATCATGCCCCGTAGCCGATCACGGTCAAGGCAAGGGAGATAAGCACCCATCCCTGTCCATCACCGAATCAGTTGACGGGAATTACCTCTTCAAATGTCACGGCGGCTGCGACCAGCACACTGTGTTCAGTACCATCAAGGACATGGGCATACTCCCGCAGCTACCAGACAGACCAGAATACCTAGCAAGCATCAAGCCAATACCTACCAGTTCACAGGCTATGACACTTGAGCATGAATGGCACTATGTTGATGAGGATGGCATCTCCCTCTTTCTCAAGCAACGATATAAGACCAATGACATCAAGGGAAAGACATATAAAACCTTACGGGTTATGCCCGATGGCAGTCGAGTAGGGAAGTTAGGAGATTGCAGGATCATCCCCTACAGACTCCCAGAACTGCGCCAAGCAGTTGCCGATGGCAGAGTCATATATATAACTGAGGGCGAGAAAGCGGCAGATAGCTTATGCAGCCTTGGGGTTGTGGCTACCACCTCTCACGCTGGTGCTGGTGGTTGG